CAGGGTCTGGGTCGTATCACCTCCAACAGCAACCGCTACTACCAGCGTACAGTTGTTAAGAACCTCATGTGATGTTATAATAGACATCCGTGTGAAGGAAGTCTCCGAGGGTCCGAAAGGACCCTCTTTTTTTGTCTAAATAAAAATAAAAATGTCTTTTCTTGGAAAGCAGATTGCGAACAAGAATTACTTGTCGCCTGTTGGTTTCAAATTTAATATCGTAAAGACACCGAAGGTTGACTTCTTTTCTAACAGTGCCAAGATTCCTGGTATCCAGTTAGGAAATGTCAAGGTAGGAAACTATCTCAAAGCAATTGATCTCCCTGGAGACAACATCCAATTTGAAGATCTGACTCTCCAGTTTATTGTAGATGAAAACCTGGAGAACTACTTAGAGATTCACAACTGGATCTATGGACTTGGATACCCAGAAAGTGTTTCTGAATTTCAGGAGTTGATTAGAAATGCTCAGGGAGAAAAAGATGTTAAGGAGCAGTTCAGTGATGGTACTCTTGCTATTTTGAATAGCAATTTTAATGTAAGTGCTCGGGTAAAGTTCAGAGATTTATATCCTATTTCTTTAAGTTCGCTTGAATTTACTGCCACAGAAAGCGATTATACATACTTTACAGCAACAGTAACTTTCAAGTATCTGTTCTATACCATTGAAGTGGAATCTTAATTTATGAATCTTGAAACTATACAAAGTATGTGGGAGAAAGACTCACAGATTGATCAAGACAATTTACACGAAGAATCCGCAAAGATCCCTTCTTTGCATGCAAAGTATTTCGACCTCTATAATAACATAAAACTGTTGCGGGAGAGAGCAGTAGCAACAGAAAATAAAATTAAGTTAGAGCGTCACCTTTATTACACTGGAAAAGCAAATCCAGAAGTTTATGTAAACGATCCCTTTCCTTACAAAGTAAGAGAGAAGGATGCTGTTCAACGGTATATGGCAGCAGACGAGAAAGTACAAACTGCTACCTTAAAAATCAAATATTACGATGTCATGCTGACATACCTGGAGGATATTATCAAACAGGTAAGCACCAGAGGATATTTGATTAAGAACATCATCGACTGGCACAACTTCCGTGCGGGGTAATAATGAGCAAACTTGTCATATCCAAGAAGAATGAGGTTTATCTGAAGATTGAATCAGAACCTCATGTCTATCAGGAACTAGCAGATCACTTCTCCTTTGATATTGAAGGAGCAAAATACATGAACCAGTATCGTAAAAGATATTGGGATGGAAAGATTAGATTGTTTTCTACTCACACCAGAGAACTGTATGTTGGTCTTTTAGATAAGTTAATCTCTTTCTGTAAGAGACATGGATATGAATACGAGTTTATTGACAGTAAGTTCTACGGAACTCCTTATGAAGAGAATGAATTGATCTCTAAGGAGGGAGTGAAAGACTACATGAAGTCTATTGCTACTCATCCTCCAAGAGACTATCAAATAGAGGGAGTATACGGTGCTCTAAGACACAATAGAAGGTTAGTGATAAGCCCAACAGCCTCTGGCAAATCTTTGATGATTTACTCAATCGTGAGGTACTATACAGAGCGCAGACAAAATATCCTCCTAGTTGTTCCAACGACATCTCTGGTAGAGCAGATGTATAAGGACTTTGAGGATTATGGATGGGACGCTGAATCATACTGTCACAAGATTTATGCTGGTCGTGAACGAGAGGCAAAGGCACCTGTAGTCATTACTACTTGGCAATCTATCTATAAGTTAGAGAAAAGTTATTTCGAAAGATTTAATGTAGTCATTGGTGATGAAGCACACCTGTTCAAAGCAAAGTCTTTGACACAGATCATGACAAAATTACATCAAGCAAAATATCGTTTTGGTTTTACTGGAACTCTTGATGGAACTCAAACTCATAAATGGGTGTTAGAAGGACTGTTTGGTCCATCTTATAAATTGATTCGTACAGAAGAATTGATGAAGAAGGGATACCTTGCAAAACTCAATGCAAAAATCCTTTTACTTAAGCATGATGAAAGAGTTTTTGATTCCTACCTAGATGAAATCGAATACTTGATTAAGCATGAACAAAGAAACAACTTCATTAAAAATCTTGCTATTGATCTCCCAGGCAATACTCTCGTTTTGTTTAACAGAGTGGAAGATCATGGTAGGGTACTTTTCGATTTAATAAATACAAATATTGAGACCGATAGAAAGGTCTTCTTTATTCATGGAGGGGTCGATGTTGAGGACAGAGAACTAGCCCGTTCCATTATCGAAAACGAAAAAAACTCCATCATTGTTGCCTCTTACGGAACATTTTCCACAGGCATCAACATTAAGAATTTACACAATGTAATCTTTGCCTCTCCTTCAAAATCAAGGATAAGGAATCTCCAATCAATCGGGAGAGTGCTTAGAAAAGGTGCAAACAAGTTTAGTGCAACTTTATATGACATTGCAGACGACTGCACCTACAGATCAAAAAGAAATTACACATTGAATCATCTCATCGAACGCATAAAAATTTACAACGAAGAGAAATTTCAGTATGACATGGTAACCATCAATCTGAGGAAAAAAGAATGACCGAAGAATTTTACGCAAGTATAAAGTTGGTCTCTGGAGAAGAATTGTTTGCAATCACTTCAGCTGAAGAACACACATTGATTCTACAAGACCCAGTTTGCATTCAAACAGTTCATGGACCTAGAGGTTCTTATATTAGAGTTGAACCATGGATGCATGTTCCTGATGACCAATTCTTCTTCATTGATAAAGAAAAAGTCATTACAATGACAGAAGTGTGTGAAGATAATGAAATGGTCGATTACTATACCAACTATCTTTTAGATGCAGCTGAAGAAAGAATAACTGGTATGAGATCATCCTCGATTGGTGGAAAAAAAGTAAGACCCTCAGAAAAAATGGGGTATCTTGGAAGCGTTACTAAGGCAAAAGAACAATTAGAATCTTTATTTAAACTTGAAGTAGATCCCAAAGCAGGCATTGCTACTCATGTATAACCTTAAAGATTAAAGCTAAGCTATAGTTTCTCTGAACTTCGACAAAGTTATTCTACTCATGAGTGACACCTTTGTCAAGCTGTGCTATAATGTATACACGAATTAACACACAATATGCCCAAAAAGAGATCGGAGCACTATGTAAATAACAAAGAATTGCTAGACGCAATGGTGGAGTATCGTATCAAGTGCAAGAGAGCGAAAGAAAACGGTACTGCTCCTCCTCCGATCAGTAATTACTTGGGTGATTGTTTTCTGAAGATTGCGACTCACTTATCATACAAACCCAATTTCGTGAACTACATGTTCCGAGAGGATATGATCGGTGATGGAATTGAGAACTGCGTTCAGTATATACATAACTTTGATCCTGAAAAATCTAACAACCCGTTTGCATATTTTACTCAGATCATTTACTATGCTTTTCTTCGTAGAATTCAAAAGGAGAAGAAACAGTTAGAAATCAAAACCAAGATCATTGAGAGAACTGGTTATGATCAAGTGATGGTTGTTGAGGATGGTGCAAACGGTCAAGCAAGTGACTACAATACGATCAAAGACAACATTCAATACAGGACAAGTCGATGACCGAAGAGCAGCAACAAAACGAATACTGGCGCAAAAAACTTCGTGATCTAGAAAAAGGAAAAGAAAAGGATGAAGATCGGGATCATAACTGACCAGCATTTTGGTGCAAGGAAGGGTAGCAAACTCTTTCATGACTACTTTGCAAAATTTTACGATGGGACTTTTTTTCCTACGCTTAATCGAGAAGGTATCACAACTGTTATCGATATGGGCGATACTTTCGACAATCGGAGAAGCATTGATCTCTGGTCTCTCAAATGGGCTAAAGAGAATTACTACAATCGTCTCCGTGATATGGGAATCACTGTGTACACTGTTGTGGGTAATCACACAACCTATTACAAAAATAACAACTCAGTCAACACAATTGATTTACTTTTACGAGAGTATGATAATATCATCCCTATCACTGACTATGCTGAACATGTGATTGGTGATACTAGGTTTGCATTCATTGCTTGGATTAACAAGGAGAATGAAGAGCAAACAATGAAGTCAATCAAAAAGAGTAAAGCAAAGGTTGCTGTTGGTCACCTTGAATTGAATGGGTTTGCTGCCTATCGTGGATTCACACAAGATCGTGGATATGATGCTGACTACTTGAGAAAGTTTGATCGTGTGTTCTCTGGTCATTATCACACTCGCAGTAGTGATGGTCAGATCTTTTATCTGGGGAATCCTTACGAACTGTACTGGAACGATGTTAATGATCCTAGGGGATTCCATATCTTCGATACTGAGTCATATGAATTGACTCCAGTTGATAATCCCAACCACATGTTTCATAACATCTATTATGAAGACACCCCACATCAAATGCTAAATGCAGCAGAATATGCTGGTAAAATTGTGAAGGTTATTGTTCGTAAGAAAACCAAACCCAAAGAGTTTGAAAAATTCATTGATAAACTTTACACTGTTGGAGTGGAAGAACTTAAGGTAATTGAGAACTTCGATTACAATCAGGGGTGGTTACATGGAGAAGAAACCGAAATCAGCGAAGAAGAAAACACAATCTCTATCTTGAATAGATACATTGAAGAAGCAGAGGTTGAGATCGATAAATCAAAGATCAAAACTCTGTTTGGTTCTTTATACACAAAAGCGTGTGAAGTTGAGTAATGTTTCTTCTCTCAGAAAAAGATAAAAAGGACGAAGGTGCTTACGCCGTAAAGGATAAGAGTGGCGATAAAGTTCTCTTTATGTTTGAAGACGAGGACGACGCTGAAAGATATGCCATGCAATTAGAAGAAGATCATGGTGTAGAAATGATGACTGTAGAAGTCGATGAAGAAGTTGCAATAAAAGCGTGTGAGCTGTATAATTACAAGTACACTATTATTACACCTGAGGATATTGTGATCCCGCCATCTCAAGATGATAACATTTGAAAAAATTAGGTGGAAGAATTTTCTTTCTACTGGCGATCAGTGGACTGAAATTTCTCTGAATAAATCTTCTACGACTCTGGTCGTTGGAACTAATGGTGCAGGTAAGTCCACAATGCTTGATGCTTTGTGCTTCTCTCTGTTCAATAAACCATATCGTAAAATTAACAAACCTCAACTTGTAAATAGCACCAACGAAAAGGGGTGCCTAGTAGAAGTTGAGTTCTCTGTTGGTCCTAAGAATTATCTCGTTCGTCGTGGTATCAAACCCAATGTGTTTGACATCCTTGTGAATGGCGAGATGAGAAATAAAGAAGCAGATGATCGTTCGAATCAAAAGATTCTAGAAGAACAAATCCTCAAACTCAACTATAAGTCTTTTACTCAGATTGTAATTCTGGGTAGCAGTAACTTTGTGCCGTTCATGCAGCTCGCCCAGGCGCACCGTAGAGAGGTTATTGAAGACCTTTTGGATATTCGTATCTTCTCTGCCATGAATAACATCCTCAAGGAGGAAATACGGCAGTCTAAGGAAGTCATTAAGAGTCTGACCTTGAAGAAAGAAACCATCAAGGATAAGATCAAGATGCAAGAGGGGTTTATTGAGGACCTGGAGAACCGTCACAAAGATAAGATTGAGGAAGACAAACTCAAGATTGAGAAACTCTGTTTTGATTCTGGCATTCTTGGTAATAAGAATGAACAACTTTCGGAACAGATTGCGGACCTTAATGTCCAGATGGAAAGCGTTAAGAACTCCACACAACAACTTCGTAAACTGGGCAATCTCAAAGGTAAGATCTCTCAGAAAGTAACTACCATTACCAAAGAACATAAGTTCTTTAGTGAAAATACGGTATGCCCTACTTGTACTCAGTCGATTGAAGAAGAGTTCCGTCTAAATAAAATTGAAGACGCTCAAAATAAAGCAAAGGAACTCAAAGAAGGTTTCTTGAAACTGGAGGAGTCGATAAAAGAAGAAGAGAACAGAGAGCGTCTTTTCACTAAACTGTCCTCGGAGGTTACTAGTCTAACGCATGACATTTCTCAAAACAATGTTCGGATTGCTGGGTATCAGCGACAGGTCGGAGATTTACAATCAGAAATTCAAACTCTTACCAGTCAGCTACAAAACAGAAATTCTGAACATGAGAAGTTAGAAGGATTCAAGAATGATCTCCAATTAGTTTTTGGTAAACTTGCTGAAAAGAACGAGGAAGTAAAATACAACGATTTCGCGTACTCGCTCCTTAAGGATGGCGGAGTAAAAGCAAAGATAATCAAAAAGTATCTTCCTCTCATCAATAAGCAAGTTAACCGTTATCTTCAGATGATGGACTTCTATATTAACTTCCATCTTGATGAAGAATTTAACGAGACCATTCAGAGTCCTGTTCACGACAAGTTCACCTATTCCTCGTTTTCTGAGGGGGAGAAGATGAGAATTGACCTGGCACTTCTTTTCGCTTGGAGAGAAGTTGCCAGGTTCAAAAACTCGGCAAATACAAATCTTCTCATCCTAGATGAAGTCTTTGACAGTTCTCTTGATACTGTTGGTACAGACGAATTTACCAAGATTATCAGGTATGTCATTCAAGACGCAAACACTTTTGTCATATCTCACAAAGGAGATATGCTAGATAAATTTAACAATGTAATTGAATTCTCCAAGAAAGGTGGATTCTCTTACATGTCTGAAAAATCTTCGGTTAATGGATAATGTACATTGCGAAAAATGTTTTAAGTAAAGGTGACATCGACCAGTTGTATGGTCACCTAATGGGAGAATCGATCTGGAAGATCGGTGGTGCCTATGCTGGTAGTGATGATCCCCTTACGCACTATCCTAGAGCGATGGCTATGGATGCTAATGGTATCCACAGTCCCTTTCTTGCTGGATACTTTGTATCTCTGATGGGTAGGATTAGAGACCAGATTGAGGAAGAGTATGGATTTGTTCTTCCTGTCGGTGGTCTTGGTGCAGTAGGATTCAATGCACAAAGAAAAGGTAACATCTCTCTTTTCCATACCGATGGTGATGCCAAGGGCAAATTCACTTGGAGTATCGTTGGATTCTTGTCACCTCAGTGGGATCCTTCCTGGGGTGGAGAACTGCAGATTGAAGATCGCACATACACTTTTGAACCTGGAGATTTTGTTCTATTCAGATCAAATGAACTACACGATGCTCTGCCTATCAAGGTAGATACTCCGTTCTGGAGAGTTACTGTTGCCTGTATGATTCGATGAAGACATAAATAACTAAAAAGTCTTTGTCAAAATGGAACCTAAAGATTTTAGTCTTCTAGAGCAAGCGTATAAGAATGTTTACGCTGAGCAGCAACTTGATGAGTTCCTGGGTTCTGGTGCTCAGAAAGCAGTTGATAGTGCGACCAAAAAAATCCAAGGTGGTCTTGAAAAAGTGGGCGTAAAGATCAACCGCACCAAGAGATCCACTGTAACTAGAGATCAACAACAAAAGAATATTCAACAAAACAATAGTGTTGATATGTTTGAACTTGTCAAGGGACACCTGATGAGTGAAGGGTATGCCGACAATGAAAAGGCAGCACTCGCTATCATGGCTAACATGAGTGAAGGGTGGAGACAGAGCATTGTTGAAGGTACTCCTGCTGATAGAGCACGCAGAGCAGTTAAGAATCAAAGAGATGGATATCATGGCGATGATCATGCACTCACTAAAGAGATGGAGGCAGCAAAAGCCTCTGTGGCTAGATTGAAGGGAGTGTGAACCACTTTCCAAACTGTCCACAGGGGGGTCTTAG